CCGCGGCGTCCACAGTGCCGCTGGGTCAATCCAGCCGGGAGCTGCCGCTCTCTTCGTAGAGCGGTACTGGCGTTCTGTGGGCTTTGGTTTTGAACTCGGGATGGCCCAGTACCAAGTTGGGCCTCTTCTCGAACCATCGTGGGCAACGAATATACGTAAGTTTTATAAGCCCCACAACCAGCCCAACATTCCACTTTGTCGACTTTTGCAGCATGCGTTTCCGGAGTACGATTTGTCTACGTACGCAGTCTCCGCACCTAATGTCCGTGCAGACGCAGCTGACCTTCAAAAATATTCCGTAGATCTCTTGAAGGTGAAACCAATGGTGCCGGAGCTGAAGGCGTTCGTTATTCGCCTTATGGTCAGTATATTGAGCAAGGCACTTATGCCATTTGCTGACTACATTTCAACAACTGATGGCCTTCCCAAGTTTCGCTCTACCCCTTACTTGGAGGCCCGAAACAGTCTTACTGGGACGGCGGCATGCGGTCCTGTGTATGGTCTTCGCTTCCCCAACAAAGCGGCGTTATTTGAAGCTGAAGACCGAGGAGAGTATTCGCTTTTTGACGACGTCCAAGCCCTACTTCATTTGCCAGAATTTTGGCCTATCTACCAGCAAGGTGGAAAAGAGGAAGTTCGCGCTGTCGATAAGCTTTTGGAAGACAAAATACGCTCCTTCACTGGTTCACAAGTGCACTTCAACGTTCTTACCGCTATGTGTATCAAGCGTTATTATGACGCACTGAACAAGTGTTCCGAAACCTCCCCCTTTACTATGGGCATGTCCCCAATGCACTGCCAATGGTCTCGCGTGTTGCACGCCTTTCCGGCTACTGGGAAACCCGTTGTACAGTCTTCTGACTCCCCAAAGTGGGACGGCAGCTTCTCTCCTGAGATGCATGACATTGACCATGCCGTCACCGCTGCATTTCTTGATCCTGATGCTCTCTTCATGAATGAGATTCGTAGTCGTTTCGGCTGCGAGAGCTTTGTAATCAGCTCGCTTGGGACTATGTTTTTCAAGAAAACGGGTGTTTGTTCTGGAGGTGGTGACACTATCGGCGCTAACAGTCACGGA